TGATTTTGCTTCTTCTACTGGTATTGCTACAATATCCTTATTAAAAGGAAATGTAGAAGGTAATGTAACTGGTAATGTAACTGGTACTGCTTCTAATGCTACTCTTGCTGCTAATGCTCAAGGATTGCAGGGTACTCCTAATATTATTGTTGCAAGCATTACATGTAGTGGTAGTGCTTTAAATAGTAACTTTACCACTGGTATTGCTACTGCATCTGCATTTAAAGTTGGTACTAATCAAGTTATTAGTAGTGCAAGACAATTACAAAATATTGCTTCTTTAGATACTACAACCAGAGATACAATTGAGGCTGCTATAGAAGCAGGTCCAAATGATTATACAGATTTAAATGTTTCTGGTTTAGGTACTATTGGAACTCTTTATGTTCCTGGAACTGTTAGAGGACTCAATATAAGTGGTGTTACAACTGGATTAACTGTATCTGGTGTTACTACTGTTGGTATTTTAACTGGTGCTACTTCACTTCAGGTTACTGATGTTTATTCTAACTTCTACTTTGGTGATATAACCAATGTAAGTGGTAAACCAACATTATCTAAAGCAATAATTGGAACTGGTGTTACTATAGATCAAGGTAATATTGATGCTGGTGTAGCAGGTATTATTACTGCTGCAACATTTAAAGGTAATTTAAGTGGAACACCAACACTTGGTACTGGTGTTACTGTTACTGCACAAGGACTAGAAGTTGCTGCTGGTATTATAAGTGCTACCACCTTTAGTGGAAATGCTACTACAGCAACTACTGCTACTACAGCAACTAATGTTACCCTTGCGGATGAATCAACTGATACTTCTTGTAATGTACTATTTGCAACTGCTGCAACAGGAAATCTACCACCAAAAACTGGAACTAATTTAACATTTAATTCTAATACTGGCGCATTAACTGCTACATCTTTTGTTGGTGCTGTAACTGGTAATGTAACTGGTAATGCATCTGGTTCATCTGGATCTTGTACTGGTAATGCTGCAACTGCAACACTTGCTACTACTGCCCAAGCATTAACTGCAGCAACTATTAATCTTAATGGTAATACCCTTGGGTTAAATCTAACAGGTATTCAGACAGGATTAAATGTTACTGGAGTTGGAACTATTACCACTTTTGGTAGTACAACAGCAACTTTAACTACTGCTAATATAACTACTGCTAATGTTGGATCTGCTGTAACAAGTAGTTCTACTGGTATTGTAGTTGGTGCTGGTAAATCTTACACAGGTGACTCATCTAGGGTTATTAGTGGAAGATGGATACTGGGTGCTAATGGTACTAGTGATTATACCTTTGTAGGTGTTGGATTCACTGTTACTAAAAATGATCCAGATTTATACCTTGCAAGAGGTAATACTTATGAATTTGTAAATACAGCTGCTCATCCATTTAGGATTCAGACCACTGCTAATGGAACTGTTGGTGCTGCTTATGGTTCTGGTGTTACAAACAATGATGGTAGTAGTGGTTCAACTATTACATTTGAAGTTCCATTTGAGGCTCCTGATACTCTGTATTATCAGTGTACATCACATACTGGAATGGGTGGAAAACTCTACATATATCCAGCTCTTAGATAACCTTAATAAATAAAAAGAAAACTGTTTAACAATGGCGGCGATAATCACTGATCAACTTCGTATTGTGAATGCTACGAATTTTGTAGCTGGGGTTCAATCCAGTGCAAATTCGTATTATTGTTTTATTGGAGTACCTAATCCTGCAGATTATGTTTCTACGTGGGATTCAGATCCTCCTGCTCCTAAAGATAGCTTTAGTCAACAGGATGATTATTATGATACCATGTTGGCAGTTAAAAGAATTAACTCAGCAGATATAAGTCAGGTTGTAAGAAAGCTTAAGTGGCAATCTGGTGTTACTTATGATATGTGGAGAAATGATATCACTAGAGATAATCCATCTCAACCTTCTGGTGCTTTTGATATCTACTCAGCAAATTATTATGTAATTAATGATGATTATAGAGTATATGAGTGTCTGTTTAATAATGCTAGTCCTGAAAATAATAACCAAGGTGGTCCATCATTAGATCAACCTACTTTTACAGATTTAGAACCTAGAGCTGCTGGAAGTAGTGGTGATGGATATATTTGGAAATATCTCTTTAGTATTAGACCAAGCCAAGCAATTAAGTTTGATTCTACAGATTATATTCCAGTTCCTGATGATTGGTACACTAGTGCTAGTTATGTCCCCATGAGGGAAAATGCTGATGCTAGTGGTCAAATTAAAATTTGTACAATAACAAATCGTGGTGTTGGTTTAGGAACTGCTAATATCACTTATAACCAAGTTCCTATTCTTGGTGATGGTGAAGGTGCTAAGGCAACTATTGTTATCAATAATGATTCAAAAGTAGAATCTATTACTGTTGCTGATGGTGGTGCTGGATATACATATGGTAATGTTGATTTGAGAGCAGGTGGAGTTCCAACTGGTACTACAACCCCAACATTTAATGTTATTATTCCTCCTCCAGGTGGACATGGAAAAGATATTTACTTGGAATTAGGAGCATTAAATGCTTTAGCATATGCTAGATTTGAGAATGATTCTGAAAACCCTGATTTTATTACAGGAAACCAATTTGCTAGAATAGGGGTTTTAAAGAATCCTCAAGCATATGGTTCTGATCAGATGTTAATTTTAGACAAAGCAAGTTCTGCTTATGCTCTTAGATTGACTGGTACTGGATACAGTTCTGCTGTTTTCACTCCTGACTCCTTTATTACACAAACTGTTGGTGTTGGTTCTACTGCTGTAGGAAGGGTTATATCATATGACCAAATAACTGGGGTATTGAAGTACTGGCAGGATAGAACTACTGCTGGATTTACTTCTACTGGTTTAGCTGAACCTAGTCCAGTTTATGGATTCAGAGCAAATAGATTTAATCATATGATTACTGCTCCTGGTGAGACAGGAGGTGGTAGTTATAATATTACTGGTGGAAGTGTATCTCTGGGAATTAATACTGATTTCCAAGGTGTTTCGACAGTAATAAATAATAGAACATATTATCTTGGGCAAAATTTCAGCAGCGGTGTAGCTCAACCAGAGATTAAAAAATATTCTGGTGAAGTAGTATATGTTGATAACAGACCATCTATTACTAGATCCAAGTCCCAAAAAGAAGACGTAAAAATTATCTTGCAATTCTAAGAGATCATGCCACAGGAAACCAATTTAAATGTAGCTCCCTATTTTGATGATTTTACGCCTGATAGTAATTACTATAAGGTGTTATTCAAACCTGGATTCCCTGTTCAGGCAAGAGAACTCACTACCATGCAGTCTATTCTGCAGAATCAAATTGAGGATATGGGAGACCATCTCTTCAAGGAGGGAGCTAGAGTAATTCCTGGTGGGTTAACATTTAAAGATCAATTTTTTGGAATTCAAATTGACCCAGAATTTTTAGGAGTTCCTGTTTCTCTATATTTGGATCAATTAATAGGTAAGGAGATTACAGGGTCATCTTCTGGAGTTACTGCAAAGGTTATTACTTATATTACTGACGAAGAATCTGAAAAAGGAAATTACACAATTTATATCAATTATATAGAAAGTGGAGATGCTGATGGTGTAAATACTTTCTTTGATAATGAAGTTTTAAAAACAACTGAAGATATTAGTTATGCTACTACCTTTATAGCACAAGGGGAAGGATTTGCTAATACTGTTACTGTAGAATCTAATGCTATCGGTATGGCATATCAGCAATCTGCTGGTATATACTTTTTAAGAGGTCATTTTGTAGATGTTCATGATCAAGTATTAATACTTGACCAATATAATAATACTTCAAGTTGGAGAGTAGGATTTAAAGTAGAAGAAGATGTTATTTCTGCTGATATTGATCCTAGTCTAGCAGACAATGCTCAAGGATTTAATAATTATACTGCTCCAGGTGCTGATAGATTAAGAATTACAGCAACTCTTACTAAAAAAGAACCAAATGAACTTAATGATGAAAATTTTGTTCAAATTTCTACAGTTACCAATGGTGCTATTGAGAAAGATACTGTTGTTACTGAATATAATCATTTAGCTGATGAATTTGCTAAAAGAACTTGGGAAGAATCTGGTCATTATTATGTAAAAGATTTTACTACTACCGTCAGAGAGTGTTTGAATGATGGTATGGGTAATAGGGGAATTTATCAAACTGGTCAAATTACTGCTCAAGGAAATGAGCCTGCAGATAATTTGATGGTTTATAAACTATCTCCAGGAAAAGCTTATGTAAAAGGATATGAGGTTCAGAGAAGAACTCCTGCACTCTTTGATGTTGTAAAACCAAGAGATGTAAAAACAGTTAATAATCAAGCTGTGAATTTTGGTTTTGGACCATCATTTACTCTTAATAACGTTAGTGGATGCCCTACTTTAGGATTTAATAATAATAATCAAATAAGTCTTAGAAGTAGAAGGGTATCTAATCAATTAACACCTTCAGCTACTCATCTTAGTGGGAATGCAGGTATTGATAATGGTCACGTAGGTGCTGCTGGAGAGGAAATTGGAATAGCTAGAATTTATGATTATGCATTAGAATCTGGTTCTTATCAAACTGGAGCACCAACTACCAATCAATGGGATGTATCTTTATGGGATGTACAGATGTACACCAAATTTGAATTAAATGCTAAAACTACTTTGTCTGTACCTTGCCGTATAGAAGGTCAGTCTAGTGGTGCATCCGCATATTTAAAAGATGCTATTACTGGTGTAGTTTCTTTTACTGCTTATAATGTTAAAGGAAACTTTTTCCCAGGAGAAAGATTGACATTTAATGGAGTAGAAGATGATGATAGATTTACAGTAGATATTGATAATTATGAAATTTCAGATATTCAATCTTTATGGGCTAGTACTGGTGTTGGTAAGACATTTACAGGAGATTTAATACCAAGAAAAATTAGAGGCTTTGGTGGTGGTAAAGTAAATGCTCCTTCAGTTGGTTTAGCAACTATAACAAGTGCTGGAGATGTATTTGCTGGCATTGTAACTACTGGTGATCTCATTAGATATAAGAGACCTGGTCAAAGTTTAGCAACTATTAATGAAGTTGCTGCTGTTAAAAACACTTCTCTTACACTTAGAGCTACAACTGATGTTGCTAATGTTTATAGTGGTGCTCTTCCTTCTAGTGCTGAAAATGTACAAGCTATAAGATTAGTAGGAACTAGAATGCAATCAGAGAAAGGATCTGGTAATGCTGCTGATAATGAAAGTCTTTATAGTGTTCTTCCAAAAGAAAATGTTCAATATGTTGACTTAGTAAATTCTAATATTATAGTAAGAAGGCAATTTACTGGATTAACTATTAGTAATAGAAAAACTTCTACTGTTACTGCTGATGATAATGAAACATTCATGCCTTATGATGAAGAAAGATATACTTTAGTTAATGCTGCTACTGGTGTTATTATTCCTATTAATGCAAATAAACTTAAATTAACTAATGGTTCAACTACACTTCAATTTAAAGGATTAAATGTATCTACAAGTACTAACGTTACTTTAATAGCAACTTTACGTAAGAGTAATATTACATCCAAGAAAAAGATTAAAAAGGTATCAGTACAAACATTAATTGATAAATCATCTAATCCATCTTCTGGTATTGGTGGAACTACTCTAAATGATGGTTTGACATATAAGGAGAGTGGATCTGTCTTCCCATATGGAACTAGAGTACAAGATCAAGAAATTTGCTTAAATGTTCCAGATGTTAATAAAGTATATGGGGTGTAT